GTTCCACCCCGAGCGGAACTCCTCAAGCATAGGCTTAAGGAGATCGCCCGGGATGGCTTCATGGATGGGCGGCAGCTCAGCCATGACCTCGTATGATTAGGCGTTGTTGGCCTTGTAGTCGAACATGCCGAAGCACAGGGGGCTCTGGACGACCAGAGCGGCCATGGCTTCCATCATGCGACGAGGACCACCGCCGTTTTCGGTGAGCTCGCGGACCTGCGCGATGTTGCCACCATAGCGGATCTCGAGGTACTCCCACGGGATGATGAAGCCCTTGCACTTGGCATTCTGCGCGTGCAGATTGACGTGCTTCTTAGCTTCAGCCTCGGTGGCGTACTTGGCGTTGTTCGTGCCGGCCGTGACAGTCGGGGTGTCGCCAGACCAAGTGACCACGTTGTCGACGATGTTGGCAGAGTCGGTCTGGACGCCATCGTAGACGTGGTACGGGGTGGAGGTGTCCGACGGGACGTGCTTGATGGTGTACGGATTGACACCGGCATGCAGGAACTGGGACGGGATCAGGGACAGACGACCGAAGTCACCTTCGAAGACGTCGACGGAAGCCTTGATGGTGTCCGAGTTGGCGTCGCGGTTGTTGGTGATCTTGGAGTCGAGGGCCGGAGCGCGCTGGGTGTACACGAGGTTCGTGAACTGCCTCTTGAGGGAGGTGCCGACGACGGCTTCGTGGGAGCGGAACTGGCCGGTCTGCTCGTAGACCGAGGTCATCACGTCCTGAACGTCGTTCTCAGAGAGGTTATCGACAGTAAGGCCGGTACCTATGATGGACGTGCTGGGGGTGGTGAAGTTCGAGTCGATCGGGCGGATCACCTGCTTGTTGGAGTTGGTGATGCCGTACTTCGTCTGGAGGTTGTCACCCTGAGTAGCGAGGTCGTTCTTGATCCACGAGGTAAGGCAACGGGTCCTGTAAGGGATGTTGGTGCCGTTATCGCGGGCCGGAAGGACGTCGGACGTGAAGGTGAGCTCCATGGAGCGCTTCAGGTCGAGGGTAGCCTTGGACAGCTGGCGGGACAGTTCGTCCTTAACGCCGGCGATGTTGAGGATATCCTGAGTCAGGTTGGACACGTGGACGGCGCGGCGGAACATGTGGATGTTGTTTTCCACTTCCGTGCGGTAGCCGATCGTGTACTGCTTGAACTCAGCGCTATCCTTGGGATTGGTCGGGTCGACGTCAGCACCATCGAGGATGCCGAGTTCGATCGACGGATCGGGGTTGCGGTCGACCTGCCAGCGGAACGTGGTGTTGCCGGGCTTGGAGCCACGCTTGGCCATCGAGGTGATGGGCGTGTCCTTCATGTCGACGTTGAGGATGAGGTCCGAGAGTTCTTCTCGGATACCGACGCGCGCACCGGGGAGGGGGCGCTCGTTCTGGAACTGGCTTTCGTAGAGGTTGGCCATGGTATTGGGGGATTAGACGAACTTGTTTTTGAACACGTTTGCCAGATCGTCGATTGAGCCCGTCCTGCGGTAGCGGTCCATGCTCGCTGAAGCTTCAACAGGGTCGCCCTTTTGGGGGCGGACCGGAGCAGAGCTCGAGCTCACGGGCTGCATCGGAACTCGCGCCGGGGATGCCTTGGCTCGGGCCTTCTGAGCTTGATAGCTCGTCAGTCCGTTCACCATGTGCGCCGCGTAGATCTCGTAATCCGGGAACCTTTTGATCTCGGGAACAGCTTCGACGAAGGCTTTCACCTTGGCCGCGCGGTCGTCCGTGGGATCATTGAGCCACTTGAACTCGCTTGAGGCGACTTGCTTGGCTTGGGCTCTGGTCTGGATGTACTCCATCTGCTGCGGAAGGTGCTCTTCGATGGCCATAAGTGCCTTAACCTTTGATTTGGCTATGGACTCCTTGCTCACCGACTCACCATTTTCCGGGTAGTATCCGTCCGGGTAACGCTCACAGAATAGGCGGATTTTTCGCTGCTTCTCAAACTCGGCCTGTATATCGTTCACACTATCCAGCTGCGCGAAAGGATTTGGCGACTGGGTGGTAACGACGGCCTTGGATCGCTTGAGCTCTGCGACTTCCTGTTCCAACTTCTGGGCTCGCTCCTCGGCTTCCCGCCTCAGGGCCGTCAGCTTGTCCAAGCGCTTCTGCATCCCTTTGGTGGAGGACGTAGGTTGCTCAGCCTGCTGTTCGGTCTCTTGGCTTTCCGTGGTTGCCTCCGGCGTTTCCGCCTCGGGCGCTTCCGGCGACTCCACGCCGGTGGTTTGTTCCGTCTGGCCGCCAGACAGCACCCGAGAGAAGAAATCTTCCGGGCTTTGGATAACGCGGGGTTCGGCCTGTCCCGCGGTTTGGTTCATGGGGGGATTAGACTCGTTCCCAAGTTCGAGTTCAGCTTGTGGCTGTTGGTCGTTTTCCATGTAGGTCAGCGTTTAACGTCCGCAGAGACGGGTCAAAATGTGTGCCTCGCTCACGTGATCACAAGCGTCATGCGTTCGGTGGATTGCTTTGAGCCGCATTCGTGCCGCTAACAGCCACGTCACGCCGAGACTGGAGCTCGACAAGTATGTCGTTTAGCGCGTCTAGCCGGCCGGCACTATGAACCCGAGCTTCTCCGGTGGTGCCAGCGGACATGACTCTAGACATTTCTATCTGAAGGGACATGTCGATTACTACGAGTATAGCCTTGAACATCTCGTTGCATTGCAGGCTTTGGTTCTCCAGCGCGCGCTGGATGGCCATGTTCACTTCTTGCGGGTTTTTGGGTTGGCTCATGCGAGTAGTTGATCAGGAGACTGGCCCTGCTGCGGAGCCGGAGCTTGCATCGCGCCTTCTTGCGCTGCCTTACCAAACTCCTCCTGTATCTTGTCGGTGGCGGGAGACACTCCGACTCGTCCGATCTGCTTGTTCTTTTCCTGCTCTACGGAGAACTGCAGCTGCTTCATGTAGTTCTCGAGGAGGATCTGGAAGATGCGATCGCCTTGAGCGGCCTGCTGGGCCTTCGGGTTCTTGGACAGGATATCCTGAGCGAACTGTAGCTTGGACGATGCCTGCGGGTCGTTCTCGACGTACATGGCCTCGTTGCCTAGCATCATAAGGGCTATGTCGCTGGTGACGTCCTTGTAGAGCTTCTGCGACGCGGTAGCCTTGTCGATTACGAGCTCGCGGGCCGCATCCGGGCTGATCGACTCGATGACGAGCTTGACCAGCTTATCTCGGTCGATGACGCCGGAAACGTCCAGAGGAACGACAGTTTCGACGATTGACTTGAGCTTTTCGCGGACGAACTCAGGGTCGGCATCACGGACGTCAAACCTGACGTTGAGGTCGTACTGAGTGTGGATATCTGACATGCCCTGCTTAAGCGGAGTGCCGGTGATGCGAACGATCTCCTCTTCAGGCATGAACTGAAGGCACAGGGTGAACATCTGACTGAAGCAACGAGTCCAGAACATGAGCCAGTTGTCGACCTGAAGCTGCTTCATCATCTGTATCTTTACCGGGTCGATAGGCTTTTCTCCGACTTGGAAGCCGAAGTAATTGCCGAGGTTCTTCTCGACCTGCTCAATGACTTGGAACGCGTATTCCGCGCGGCCGGCAGGAGGCTCGAGCCAAGTGTAGTCATCCTTGTTGGTTACAGGAAGCACTTGGCCGGGCGCGATCCTGTTAAGAGCTCCAATGCGCTTGACTACCTTGACGGGAGGAAGCACTTCGATTGCCGTCCTGTCCCTTATTGCGTCATGCTGAGCTTTGACTTCTTCCTGTTCGGTCTTGCATATCTCAGGTATGCCGCGGGACTCGGTAACGGCGCGGCGCGACGTCTCCATGCGAAGCTCCACAAAAGGATACTGGTTGTGGGCGTAATTTAGCAGCTCTTGGATGCCGTATTTTTCGGATCCAACCTGAGGGCAGAACACAGTATAGTAGATCGCCGGGATGTTGTCCTTGTCCAGTTGCCTGTAATAGGCCCAAACGATCTCGATGAGGTTATCGCCGCGCTGAACGTTGGTGTTCAGCATGGTGGTCGTAGGCACTAGGTTCGGGTCATTGAAGTAGTAATGGTTTCCCATCGTCTTGGACGCGTCGTCGACGAAGTCACGCTTCCATCCGGCCACCTCGGCCATGGCCCTGAGCTCGACCTCGGTCACGTATTGCCGGCGGAATATGACGCGAGCCTTCTGAAGGTCGCTGGTTTCGGGCGGGAAACACACCTCGTCGTATGGCTTCAGGGCCGTAATGACAGGAAGGTTCTTTGCTATGAAGGGCTGCACTAGGCTGGACTCTCCGGTCTCCCTGAGCTCCTTGATTATCTTGCGGACGTCAGGCTCAGCCTGCTCGGGCATATAGGCCATCATGAGCTGGATCGCGTAGTCTTCCTTGCGCGGGTCTTGGATCGCGGCCACTAGAGCTCCCATGCGTCCGTCGGCCCCAGCCATCTGCTGGGCTTGGGCGGCCTGAGCGAGCTCCATGAGGGTTATCGGCTGAATGCGCTTGCCGGCTTCCTGTTCCCATCCGATCTGAACGATAGACCATCCATAGTGTAGCATGTAGTCGGCCGTAAGCTCGGCCTCCTTGTGCAGCTCAAGCTTGAGCTTTGTCTCGATAAGCCACCGCATCAGGTTGGTAGCAGAAGCGGCAGACATGGTGTCATTGATCTCCGTTCCGCCAACCTTCAGGGTGCAGGCCTTAAAGGAATGCATGAGCAGGGCTTTCTGCTCGCGGATAAGCCTATCGACGAGTCGGATGCGGACGTCAGAGGCGCCTTCAAAAGGGAACGCCGGATCGCCATCAGGACGAGCGTAGCTGTGCTTCTTGCCGTCGTCGGTCTGTCCGGGCCAGCGAGCTAGGCGGATATCGTCGGCGTAGTTCATCTTCGACACCATCGTGCCGAAGAAGGCAGATCGCTGATACTCGTTCAGCAGGAACTGGATATCCGGTACCCGCTGATGGTAAGCTAGCTGGTCACGCTGGTTCCTGTGGTCCTTGTACTTGATGTTTGCCATTGGTGTTCTTGGAAATGTGTTCGGTCAGGTCGTCGCGGTAGAACATGAACTGTCCTCCGGTCGTCTTGTAGGTCCTGACGTCGCCGCGGCGTCGCATGCGCAACAGCGTGGACTTGCTTATGTTGAATATGCTCTGAGCCTCGGCGAGGCGAAGCAAGGGGGGCGTGCCCGCGGGTATCGATATCATGGGAATTAGTATGATCCTCCGCCGACGGCTTTGAAGGTCTTGTCGTCCGCGTAGTTAGGCTGCATCACGGCAAGGTACCGGAGGCAGTCCACAGGGTCTTTGCTGGCGCCCTTTTCTCCATCCAAGCCGGTCCACTCTCGGATGCACCAGCTCGTATTGATGCAGTCCTCGGAGATGTATAGCTTTGGCTGGTTGATCGAGCTGATGGGCTGGTTCTGGTCGTAAGAGAACCAGTCGTTGATGATGTTCACTCCTTCCTCAAGTCGGAGTCCTGCCGCTGGAGTAAACCACATAGGCTCGGGCTCCTCCTCTAGGAGCTGTATGAGGGTCGTGCCGCCCTCCTTGTTGATGACTGTCGCGTTTCCGGCGCGAGGGTCGATGTATCGCTCGAATATCTGCTCGTCGCCCTCAAGTGACCGGATGTGCTGCTTGGTTTCTATGAGGCCCATGCCTGCGCCTTGCCTTTGGGCCGGGCCGGGCTTTCCGTCTGGCTTGTCGCCGTTAAGGGCCCACTCGCCCATGCTAATGTCCGGCCACTCGCGGTAGACGTACTTGTTGCCGTCCTTGTCGACGCGCATCCAAAGCATGAACCAGTTCCTAGCTCCGGCTGGGTCGACAACCATGTAATTGGTGCCTTCCGCGGGTATCCTGTCGGCTGGTATTATGTTCGGCTCCCCGAAGCGAGGGAACTGCGATCCGGACAATGACTCAGCCCATCCGTATGCGCGGATTTTTACCTCGTAGGGCCCCCTCCCCCTTAGAGCCAGCTTGATCTGCTCAAACGGAGAATAGCTATTGAGTACGGAGTGGAACCAGATGACGTTTGCTGATCCCTTGATACACGAAGCCGTGTAGGGCATATGGCCCTTAGGTATGTTGGGTACATTTTGCGTGTCGGGTAGAAGGTCTGCCTTGAGGGTCTTTTTGAAGCGGCAGCCGGAAACATACTCCTTAACGACGGGCGTGTATCCCGTGATCGGAGTAAAGGTCAGGATCATCTTGCCAGATCTGGTAACCAAGCGATATCGCAAAGTCTCGACCCAGTCCGGAGGCACAAGCTCGTCGCACCATATCAGGTCAGGTTCGCCACCTTCAATGACCTTCTTCTCCTGACCATAGTTCATGAAGAAGATCTGCGACCTGTTAGGAAGGACGAACGTAGCGTCGGTGAAGCCGTTCTTCTGGGAGTATTGGATGTTGGTGACCTTTGTCTTCTTGGCGTTCTTGTACTCCGGCGGCATATATTTCCAGATCACCGCCTGCTGCATCTGGATTGAGGTCTGGGACGTCGTGTGCAGGCACCAGACCCTTGAGTTGGGCCGGGAGCACAGCAATTGCATCACGCGCTTGGCCGCATACTCGGTCTTTCCTGCGCGGTTGCCACCCATGATCAGAAGCTCGTTGCCGGACATGAGCAGCCCGTCGGCCTCACGCCAATGGTCGGGCTCATAGCCATGCCTGTATGGATCAAGCTCCTCGGCTTTTATCTTCTCTTCGCGCCGCTTGAGCACCTCAGCCGCGGCCTCAGGGCCAAGCTCTCGCGCGAGCTCTATCAGATCCTCTTTGGTCGGAGTATGTATTATCGGGTGCTTCGTGACCATCAGCGGGTCGTCACGAGTCCCGATATTTACCTGCTCGAAGCTCACCTCGCTCGGGCGGCAAACCCTGTGCCGCGAGTCCCTAGGATGTTTATGTTAGCGCCACCGGCAGACTTACCAAAACCGACCGACACAGGGCCGCAGACGATGTTCGGGAACTTGCCCGGAAACATCTCGGGAGATCCGTATCTGGCGCCCGCAAGGGCGCCCGCGCCTCTTTTTTTCCGGGACAAGTAGGCTTGGTTCTGGGCCTTGATGCCGGCCGCACCCATGCCGATGGTCACATGGTCGCCTGTTTTTCTTCCGCCAGCCGCGACGATACCGGCAGCGCCGGACTCAAGGGACACGTAGCCCCCTTTTCTTTCGCCGCCGGCGTTGATGATACCTTGCGCGCCCATGCCGATGGTTACTCGGCGTTGGTAGGCCATGTCCGCACCAAGCCCGTATTGGGCCGCGACGTCAGCTTGGCGCCTTGAGTCCTCGAGGTACTTCTGCCGCATCATCGGCGAAAGCAGATCAAGGTTGGATTTGATGGCTCCCCGAACCCGAGCTTGTTCAGCCGGATTGGGGACCTCTAGGAGATCCTCGTCTTCCGAGGGTCCGGGCATTAGCAGCCCTTGTAGCCTTTCCAGCTCTTGGAGCTGGAGTTACTGGATTTCTTTCCGGGGTTGGATTTCTTCATGTTTGCGCTTGAGAGCTTGAAAGAGCTTGGCCGAGCTGATCGGCCGTTGCGAGCAGATTAGATTTCCACCCTTCCGGTCAACCTCAACTTCGGCTCCGGGGTAAAACAGCTTGGCGTTGGCCACGATGACATTGTGGCTCTTGCCGTCGATCAGGACAGTCATGAGCTTCTGGTTGGGCCAGTTGTTGCGGCTGACTATCGCAATCTTGGGCCAAACGTCCTGTTCCGTCGTCTTGAGCTTGAACTTAGCCAAAACCTTAAGGTAGCCCCCGTCGGTGAAAACGATCGGGCACATGTGCGCGGGCTTGGCGCCCTGATGGACGCGATACCAATCTTCGCCCTCCTTGAGCTCCTTGCGCCTAAAGGCGATCATCTCGTCTCTAGGCAATCCATACCGGGCTATTATCTCCTTCTCAGTCTGGGTTGTGGGATGCATACAAAGCTTCGACAAAGGGTTCATCGACCCAAGGGGCCGGGCAGATACGCACGCCGACGAAGGGCTGCTTGTACCGGCACTTGACGACCTGACCGAACACGATCTGGCAATCGTCATGCCAGAACTTCTCGCGCGTCAGGATATCGCAGACAGTCTTCGGCAGGTTGTCCCAGTCGGGCTTGACTGTGTGCGGAAGGGCCTTGGCCTTGTCTCCCTTGTTCAAGGGGAAGGCAAAGGTCAGCCTGAGCCAAAGAGGGCCCTCAAGCGGCTTGTCCGGCCGGTGCCGGCGGACTTGCATAGCGAAGAGCTCTCCCCAATTCTTGATCTTGGACTTGGAGGTCTTGCCGATGAACTGGCGGCCGTCCTTGGTCTTCAGGATCCGCAGGTCAGCTTGGTGGGTCGTCCTGATCGGCTCGACGTGCGCGATGAAGTCGATCCTGAGCGGATCACGCCCAACAAGCTCGTTTGACATGGGCGTGAATGTCGCGACACTCCTGAAGCATGTCAAACGATAACGGCCGTCTGGACACTAACCCCAGCTCGGATCACAACGCCTCGCGCGTCTCGGACGAGCGCAAGGAGGCCGTCCGGGAGCTCCTGAGGGCCGGCCGCGGCATAGACGAGATCGCCAAGCTTCAGCGAATGTCGCCCAACAACGTCATGGCCATCAAAAGGTCGATGCCGGAGGCAACGGGCCTGAATGACGAGTTCAAGGCGGCCACAGTCCGGAACCTGAAAAGCTTCGTCCAGCAGGCCAGCCAGAAGCTGGTCGACGAGCTCGACAACCTGCACGTCTCTCAGATCCCTATCGCCATGGGTATCGCCATCGACAAGATACAGGCCCTCCAAGACCAGCCGCAGGCGGTCGTCGAACACAGATTTTCAATCGACCATGCTTCGCTCGACAGACTGCTCAAAAGCAGGGGTGCCGAGCTCAGCCGGGCCAAGGGGGACGTTCTGGATGCCAATATTGTGGCCCATAGGCCCGAAGAAACCGCGAAATACCTCGATTGGGCTAAGGACCCGAGGGGATCTTTTTTGGATATAACGGGTGAGGTTGGCAACCCGTCGACCCCGCAGCTGCCAGCGGCCGGTGGACCCCCCCCGCCCCCTTAATCAGGGGTCAAGAGCTCACGTATCGATTTCGCACAAGATCCATTATGTCTAATTGATACACCAATATGAGCTCAAAGGTCATCATTACGTCGCGCTGATCAGAAATCTGAGCTGAGGGGGCTTGACATGGGGTCGTTCTTTAGGAGGCTACCAGCTAGGGGTCACGCGTCGATTATATCCCTATCCCTGACCAATACGGCTCACAATCGGCTCATCCGGTAGTCTGGCTAGGCTTGGCCATC